CAGTGGATTAAAACACAAAAATCATATGCGACAAGTGAACGTGCATCTGTAAGACAAAATGTTAAGGGTGCAAGTTCAAAACTTGCTATGCATGAGGGGTATGTTCGCAACATGCAATATTACCTTAAAAATGGCGATTGGATAGATATGTTCTATGGTGAATACATGCAAAACAAAATAAAGAGTTCTTGCAAAGCTTTAGCATACTATTGGTATGGGCCAAAGAAGGGTGAACCAAAACGAGATATTGATACGTTCTATCCTGATTTGGGTTGTGTGTGGACAAAAGAAATGGCGTTAGGAGAATAATTTTTTGGAAGAAGATATTGAAAATAATGTCATTAAGGGGCCATGGAAAAAATTACATGTAAAACAACCCGAAGACATTGAAGCAGAACTTGAAATGAAAATGGAGTTTGCTGAAGACTTAACACAGGAGTTGATTGTTCACATGGTACAAATGTGTAACGATAATAAAATTACCATAAGTGATGGAAAACTTATAAACGACCTTGGTATGATAATTGAATTTACAAAAGGTATGGTTTACAGGGGAATGGAAATACCATACCCCACACAAAACATTGTGGATAGGTTTGTTGATGTTGATAAAGACAACGATGGAGCTACTCACACTGATGTTAACATGGAACATTTGAGCAGATTCATAGAGTTGTTTATGTTGGAAGATGATAATGATTCTAGTTGATATGAGCCAAATTTCAGTTGCAANTGTTATGATGCATTTGCATATGACTAAAGAAACTAAACCAGATGACAGCATGGTTCGTCATATGATTTTAAATTCGTTACGCATGTATCGTACTCGTTTTAAATCTGAGTTTGGTGAATTAGTATTGTGTTATGATTCCAAACACTATTGGAGNCGAGACTATTATCCAGAGTACAAAGCTTCTCGTAAGACTACCAGAAAGAAATCTAATCATAATTGGGATGCTATTTTTGAGTGTCTTAACAAAATCAAAAAAGAATTTTCTGAAAACTTACCTTATAAGTTTATAGAAATATATGGTGCAGAAGCTGATGATATTATCGGTGTTCTTAGTGCAGAAACTTCTGATGAAGTTATGATACTATCTGGAGATAAAGATTTTATTCAACTACAAAAGTATCCTAATGTAAAACAGTATAGTCCAATTACTAAAAAACTAATAGACGGCGAAAACCCTGTTACATATCTCCAAGAACATATTTTTAAAGGTGATACCAGTGATGGGATACCCAATGTACTATCACCCGATAATACTTTTACTGAAGGGTTACGGCAAAGGCCATTGGGTGCTAAAAAGATTTCATCTTGGATTGATAACAACATTGATGATGTGTTGCCTAATGATGAAGTAAAACGTAACTACCAAAGAAACAAAAAATTAATTGACCTTACTTGTTGTCCAGAAGAATTGTCGTCTGAGATAATACATACATATAAGGAAGCGACAGTTAATGACCGTAGTAAATTACTGAACTATTTTATTAAAAAGAGATTAAAGACTCTAACTGAATCTATAGGAGAATTTTAGAATGGATTTATTAATATCAGAAATTTTGGACAAGGTGTCCAAAGCAAAAACAAAACAAAATAAGGTTGCTCTGTTAAAAGAGTACGATAGCCCATCATTAAGAATGGTTATCAAGTCATCATTTGACCCCAAAATCAAATGGTCACTACCAGAAGGTGAAGTTCCTTTTAAACGAAACGAAGCACCAGCTGGTACTGAACACAGCACTCTTGCATATGAAAGTAGAAGATTGTATCATTATATAGAGGGTGGCAATCCCGCTCTTAGTCAAACCAAAAGAGAGACTATGTTTGTTCAGATGCTTGAGGGTTTGCACGATACTGAAGCAGACGTTCTTGTAGCTGCAAAAGATGGTGTACTCCATCAAATGTATAAAGGTCTATCTGCAAATGTTGTCAAAGAAGCTTTCAACTGGACTGATGAATACATGGTAGATGACCACGCAGTTTATCATCAAATGCCAGGCCCTGCGAATGGGTAGTAATTTTTTAAATGATTATGTGAGTTTCGTAGACCACACCACAAGCGATCCTTCCAAACACATAAGTTACTTCAAAGAAACTTGTGATGTAGTTAAAGAACAGGGAATGGCTCCAGAACGTATGCTAACAGCCGCATTGGGGNTATCAGCTGAATCTGGAGAGTTCACTGAGATTGTTAAGAAGGTTATCTTTCAGGGGAAACCTATGGACGAACACACCAGATATCATATGCAACGTGAACTTGGTGATGTTATGTGGTACGTTGCTCAAGCGTGTATTGCATTAGATACAGACTTGGGTGATATTATTGATATGAATATTTCTAAGTTAGAAGATAGATATCCTGATGGCTTTGAAGTTTCTCGTTCTGAAAATAGAGCTAAAGGTGACATATAGAAGTGATCGAAAAACCAACTGATAATATAATATCATTATCAGATTTAATCGAACAACGACTTCGTAAACAACAAGAGATAGATTACTATAAAGAAACTCTTATAAAGTTAGAACGAAAGATTAACGAACTTAGTAAAGAAGTGGATATCACTTCCTTAATTATTGATATGATTGAGACTGAAAGAGTCTTGACAATTGATGAGAAGCTTGGTAAAGTATTACTATTGAATGACAAAAAGAGAACCAAATGAATATATTTTATGTAGATCGTGATCCTAAGATTGCAGCCCAGATGCACTGTGATAAACACGTTTGTAAAATGGTGATTGAATATCCACAGCTTATGTCAACAGCTCATCGTGTGCTTGACGGCAATCAATATTATGGTCTTACCAAGAATGGGAGAAAGATTAAACGCTGGAAGTTAAAAGACAAAGTAATGGAAGACAATCTAATGAAAGCGTCACATGTCAATCACCCCTCAAACCTGTGGGTTCGGGAATCTAAAACAAATTACAAATGGTTGTATTCTCTGTGGATTAATTTACTCAAAGAATATACACATCGTTATGGAAAAGAACATGCATGTGAAGGTTATATAAATTTTCTCAAGGATTTACCAACAAACATTCCTCACAATGATTTTAGTGACCCACCACAATGTATGCCTAATGATTGTAAAACTAATGATACAGTGTCAGCATATCAAACCTACTACATAGTAAAGAAGTCAAACTTTGCAACTTGGAAACTTAGACAACAGCCGGAGTGGTTCAATGACAGACAAACATATCTTAATCAAAGATAGCGGTGAAATGATAGATTATTGGAAATTTGAAGTTGCTTCGCAACAACAACAGTTATACAAAGCTTACATTAGAATAAAAGAATTAAATGATGAAGTTCTTTCTTTAAAAAAACAAATTACTAATACTCAACTGGAGTTTGACTTTAATGCCAACATATAATTTTTACAATGAAAAAACTGAAGAAGAATTTGAAAAGTTTATGAAAATTTCTGAACTTGATCAGTATAAGTTAGATAATCCTCACATTAGCCAAAGACCAGCTTTAGTAGCTTTTGTTGGTGATCATATCAGCGCAACAGCTCCAAAGATTGATGGTGGTATGAATGAAAGATTAGAACAAATTGCACATTCAAATCCTGGCTCCCCCCTCGCAGATAGATATGGTGGTTCTACCAAAACAGTTAAAGAAATTAAAACAAGAGAAGTTCTCAAAAAACATGGTGTTCTCGATAGGTTAAAAAAATAAATTATAAATAAAAATAATGGTGCAGGCGAGAAATCACACTTCAGCACAGATGCACGGCGTCTTGGAAGCTTGGAAGTCAATCCGCCTATGCACCAGAGGGGAGTTGACACCCTCAGGCGAACATCCTTGACTGTTGGCTCCCCTCACCTTATTTTAAATAGGACATAAAATGGCAAGTACAAAAAAGAATAAAGAAATAAACGCAAGTAATTTAGTAACAATAAAACCAATTACAGACAACCAAAAAATTGTTTTTGAGTCTTGGAAGAAAGGACAAAACCAATTTCTTTATGGTGCGGCTGGTACAGGTAAAACATTCTGTGCATTGTATCTCGCAATGCAAGATGTAATGAATTTACAAACTCCATACGAGAAGGTTGTGTTGGTTCGTTCACTTATACCAACAAGAGAGATTGGGTTTCTGCCAGGCGATGAAGACGATAAGTCTGCGTTGTATCAGATACCATATCAAAACATGGTACAGTTTATATTCGAACAACCTAACGAACAATCGTTTAACAATCTATACGATAGGTTAAAGGGTCAAGGCTCATTGCACTTTTTATCAACTTCTTTTCTAAGGGGATTGACAATGGACAATGCAATTATTATAGTAGATGAGTGTCAGAATATGAATTTTCATGAACTTGATACGATTACAACTAGAGTTGGGCAAGACGCAAAGATTGTATTTTGTGGTGACTTTGACCAAACAGATTTGCAAAAACAAAATGAAAAAAATGGTTTACATGATTTCTTTAGAATACTAGATGAGATGGAAGAATTTAATTGCACCGAATTTACTATTGGTGATATTGTTCGGTCAGGATTTGTTCGTAACTATCTTATCAACAAAATACGCCTTGGATTTGGAAGCGAATAATGAGTACATTTTTTTGGGTTATGATGGGAATAATATTAGCAATTTGGGGATGGACTATCTACGAGTGTAAGGTTCTTAGAAAACGAGATAGGGATAGGTGGGAGAAATGAATTTAGAAAAACTTAGAGCTCAACTAGAAATAGACGAGGGAGTAAAATACGAAATTTACAACGACCATCTTGGGTATCCTACTTTTGGTGTTGGCCATTTAGTATTAGAAACTGATCCAGAATACAACTATTCAATTGGAACTTCTATTAGCGAGTCTAGAGTCATCGAAGCATTTGAACAAGATTGTGATAATGTTTTACTAGACTGTACTATTTTATATCCAGATTTTTATGATTTACCAGAAGAAGCTCAACAGATAATTGCAAACATGATGTTCAACCTTGGCAGAACTCGTTTAAGTAAATTCAAGGGAATGAAACGTGGTGTTGATGCAAAAGATTGGAACGCAGCTGCAGATGAAATGGTAGACAGCAGATGGTATCGACAAGTGACAAACCGAGCAGATAGATTAGTGGAGAGAATGAGAGCAATATAAAATATGTATAATCATGAACCAGTTGAGTTGCAACCTATAACCGCAACAAACCAAGACGGAGTACGTCTATACAGAACCCCAGAGGGTAATAAGTATCCATCAATTACAACTGTTTTATCAGTTCGTAATAAGAAAGGAATAGCAGAATGGCGTAAACGTGTAGGTAACGATGTTGCTAATCACATATCAAGAACAGCTGCAAATCGTGGTACTAAAGTTCATCATATGTGTGAGGATTATCTAAACAATGTTGAATTTAATTCTCCAATGGAATGGGAGAAACACAAAAAACATTTCTTACCGTATTGTCTTTTTCAACAATTAAAAGATAATGCGCTAACTTACATAGACAACATCTATGCTCAAGAAGCTGGATTGTACAGTGACAAGTATAAAGTAGCAGGCAGAGTTGATTGTATTGCTGAGTATAAAGGTGTGCCGTCTATTATAGATTTTAAAACATCAACTAAAGAACGTAAAGATGAATACAACGAAAGTTATTACATTCAAGGTTCTGCGTATGCTGAAATGTTTGGTGAACGTACAGGTGTAGAAATATCTCAGGTGGTTATCTTGGTCGTGACAGAAGATGGAACTGTTCAAGAGTTTGTTAAAGAAAAACACGATTACCTTAATTCTTTAGTAGAAACTATTGCAGAGTGGAATGAACAAAATAAGTAAAGTTTCTCATAACAAGTATATAAAAGTTTCTAGTTGCAATTACCGTATTTGGGCTGCATGGATTCTAGAGTATGAACAGTACAATTATCCAAAAGACGAAGAACTGGTTTCTGATCTTATTAGAAAAAACTTGACTACAAAAATGTGCCCACCAAGATATAGAGAAGAGAATTTAGGAAATCCTTTATTTGGCCATTGTTATCACGCAACTCAAGCAATGTATTATTTTTTTGAAGATGCAAATTTAAAAACAATGAGCGCTCCATGTGAATTTGCACAACAACATTGGTGGTTACAGGATGGAGATAAAATTATAGACATTACTTGTGACCAATATTTATCTGTCGGTAAGAAACCACCATACGATAAAGGAAAAGAAAGCAAATGGTATGGGTGGAAAAACAGACCACATAGAAAGTCACAAGACTTAATGAAAGCTGTTCAGCCTAATGCAAAATTATATTTTGAAGAATATGAAAAAAAACCAAAAAAAGTTTATTAGGGGTATTGACAATTTCTGATAACTTTGGTATTATACTAAACATAATGAACAAAAGCGGATGTAGTATAAAAGTATTACGATTGGTTTCCAACCAGTAGACGATGGCGCAATACCATCCGTCCGCTCCATTATATTTAAGAAATAAAATAAAGGCTATTAAAGTTTTTTAAATCGTGTTATGCGAGATTATGAAAATTTAACGCCTCAATTAAAAAAAGGAGTTATCGTGAGAACGAAAACAGAAATAAAAAAAGTGTCAATTGCTAAATTGGCAAAATTACAATCAAATAACAAAATATATCTAGACGATTCATTTCAAAGTTATGATAGGTGGTCTATCACAGAAAAACAAGAATATATATGTTCTATTCTTGAAGGCAGAGCTGTTACTTCAATTATTTTGGCAAGTATAGATTCGCTTTGTTCGTCTTTAAAGTTAATGTTTGGAGAAGATAATGAAGATTATTTATTCTTTAAATCTTTAAAAGACAAAGGTTATGAATATGTTACTATTGACGGCAACAATAGAAGTAGATGTATTGCAGATTTTATAGATGATGGATTTCCTTTAGCAGAGAAAGAATACGAAACTGATGGTGATTATTTGTCTTTTTATAAAGCTAAAAAAGAAAACAAATACTATACAACATTACCAGCAGATGCAAAAGATTTTATAGATAACATTTCTATGAATCTTCTTGTTGTTTCTAAAGCTGATAGAATTGGATTAGCCTCTCTTTTTATTGCTGTGAATAAAGGTATGAACCTTAATCCACAAGAAAAAAGAAATGCTATCATGTGTGTGTTTGGTGACTATGTTCGTAAACTTTCAGATGATCTAAATGAAGGATTTAAGAAAATTTTTACTAAAAATGCATTGAATAGACGTTTTGCTGATGAAATGATTGTTACTGCATCTGTCATCGTTGCAAATGGTATAGATAATGTAGGTGGAGTTGCTAGAGATGCAGCTTATACAGACACTTCTAAAGAGTTAAAATCATTTACTGCTAAAGTAATTCCAATTATGAATCAAATTGTTAATGATATGGTGATTCCATACGGAGTTGGTGGCATCAAGATTGATGGCATGGACTCTGGCAATTTTATTGATCTTATTATGTTACTTGATTATATGCAAATGAATTCAATATATATTGATGATTACAAATTATTTTATGAATGGTTTATTTTAAGTCAATCATCTCGCGTAGATTCTGGTGAGATTTTGTATGAGGGTTCAAAGGGTACTAACAAACGAACGTATTCTGGTTTACTTCGTGGCACTGGAAAGTCCTTTTTAAAGATAAGATTAGATATGTTAATTGAATCTTTATCAACTATTCCAGAAGGTGTTGTAACATTTAGAGATGAGGTGCGAGCATTTGATTCCAAACTTAGATATAAATTTTGGAAAAGACAAGATGGTATTTGTCCACTAATGGGTGAATATATTGAACCTCGTTTTATTTGGGATACAAGAATTACTCATCTTGACCATGATATGCCTTGGTCAAAATCTGGTGAGACTTCAGAAGAAAATGGCCAATTGACTTTTGCTCAAGCTAATCTTTCTAAGGGCAATGAAGTGTTTGAATCAGTGGTTGAGGAGATTTAACTAATATAAATATAAATACAATTTGTTGATACAA